TACTTTTGTAACTCTTCTGGTATTGTTACTTCTAAAAGCGAGTACATATCTGAATCTTCAAGGTACTCTAAATCTTCTGAATTATCAAATCTAATTGTGTGTTCGGTATCGGGATCAGCAACCGGATATGTAGTTGTTAACGGATAAGGTGGTACACGATAGATTTCCATTATAGATCAAAGTGCATGGCTACTTCGTCTGGCGTTGCATCGCGTACTCCACGCAGGCGCTTCCATAACTCTGCTTCCTCTCTTGTAACAAAACTGTATCCTCTCGGAAGGTGACCTACTTTTTCCCAATGTAGGTTCTTATTTGAGTATACCGCGACTTTCTCTTTCGGGTCTAATGGTTTGTTGCCAGCATCTCGGCGGGCGGTGTTGACAAGAGGCTTTTCAGCGAACTCTTCTTCAGTGAGAGTATTACGCCATTGCTCATCAATAATGTCGGCCTTGCGCTCTAGATGTTCTTTGCGGTCCTTCTTATTCAATGAATATACCCGCGACTCTGGAACTTTGGTGGCTGGGGTTAATGTATTGGGAATCTCGTACATACCTTCTGTCTGCACCATAATGGCACGTGCAAGATTCAACTTCTTATCTGCCGCCCTGAATTGCACATTGTTATGTCTTGCGATCTCCAACAACTGTACCTTAGTGTAGAAATCATATAATTCTAAAGCCTTGTCTTCATACTCTTGCATATATCTATTATACCAAACAAAAGAATGAGGGGTGGCCCGAAGACCACCCCTCCTATACTCTTATAGAGTTTACCCGATTAGTACGGGTTTGCTGCTGAGTCTGCGAATGCAACGGCATCCAACTCTTCCCAAGCAATTCCAAATCGAACGTACACTGTGTACTCAATTGTGTCCTTCTTCGGCTTGAACTCGCGGTAGACCTCTACGTCACGCTGGAATCCCCACACACGGTTCTGTGGGAACGTCAACTCTACGTAGTCATCAGGGAAGTAGGGAACCTCAACGACAGGTAGCCCAAGAGCGCGGGTCTGGCGCACATCGCCAATTGTTTGATCTGCACCCGAAAGCCACTGGTTACGGAACTGCTCTGTGTAAACAGAGTCAGCAAGCGTACCATTATTCCTTACGATACCTGCGAACGTATCAGTGCTAGCATAGAACTTAAGTCCTGTCTTTAGCGCACGATACTTACGAGGCATGGCATGAATAACCTGCTCAAGAACCTCTGGTGTCCACTCGTTATTCGACACAGTAACTACGGCCTCGTGAGCCTCACTACCTGTCGTAACTTGATTCACGAATCCCTCCAAAATAGAAAGGAATGAACCAGTAGAACCATCGCCATTGATAGCCAAGTCTTCAACATCATTTGCGAAAGCGTTTGTCATTAGACGAACCAAGTGATCCTCTAGCGCTGCGCCCTCAATGTTGTCCTCAAGAGACTCAGTTGCAACCTCCCAATCCAAACGAATCTTCGTAGTTGTCAACTCAATCTTGGAGAACTTAGCATTAGCGTTCTCATATGTTCCATCAGCCTGCTTTGCGGCACGAATTACGCGCTCTCCCACGTTTACCTTATTCAACTCCATTGTGTTAGCACGCATGTTTACGCGGCGACCGTCTTTAGCGATCACTGCTGCGTCCCAAATGTAGTCAATAAAACGACGAGACTGCTCAGGTTGGAGAATACCACCGGGAACACCAGTAGGATTAACAGCGTTCGGGCCTGTGGTTACACCACTAAGACCGCCAGGAACGTTCCCTAGCACACCGGCTGCGGGGTCGCTTACGCCACCCACTCCACCAGAAGCAAAAGCACCTGCCTCGGCTGACTTCTCAAGAATTTCTTCCGACATTATTTTTTCACCTCCTGTGATTCTCGATTTTTAGTTTCTTATAGGTCGGAAACTGCGAGGAACATTCCTCCCCATACGGAATCACTCTTGGTGATTCTCTTTTCCTGAGCGACCTCGCCAAGATCGCCAGACTTACGGAAAGCGGTTGTATCTTCCACCTTGTCAACACGCTTACCAAACTCTTCTACACTTTCAGTAGTCTCAGTAACCTTCGACTCAACACTGTCCATGCGCTCCGTCACTGTCTTTTCAATGCCTTCAATGCGCTCAGTCAGTGAAGTCAACGTACTTACCACAGACTCTAGTGACTTAATTAGGAGTTCATTAACGGCATCAGGCTCATCAGCCTTTGCCACTTCCTCCGCAGGAGCCTCTGCAATTACTTCAGACTCTTCAGCCTTTTCTACATCAGCAACGGCCTCTTCAGCCTGCTCAACGTCGTCTGTCTTTTCTACAGCGTCTTCGACTACAGTTTCCTCAACTACCTCTTCAGTAGCATCGGTCTTTTCGACTACATCAGTCTCGTTGTGCTCTGCCATTTCTTTCGCCTCCTTTACTAGATTATTTCCAATATGTTTGGACACCATACCCTTAATGATACCAGACTTTTCTGTATCATTTGACTCAACAAAGCCAATATCATTCATTTCACAGTTACATACTGGACACTTCATATCGGTTTCTTTTGAAACCTTGACTACATTGTCATCTTTACACATGTAAATAGTCTCTAGATCGCCCTTGATATCCATACCCTCAAGAACGTCCCCTACCTTTTGAACAAGTGTGACGTTTGCCAGTGGATTAGCGGGAGTGTCTACCAAAGACAACTCAACCATTTCATAATCATCTACCACGCGAACCATCTTGTCAATGTTTTCATCATAGACGTTTCGCGTTTCCTTAAGCCTACCGCCAATTGAAAATCCAGAAAGAGTACCGTCAAGCACTTTTTCCCAAGTGTCCTGTGCGCCTCGTGAGATATACGCACTTACAAATACACCCTGATATGACTTGCCAGTATCACTATCGAATAGCGTTTCCGGCTTGAAATGCAGCATCTTTCCGACAGCCTTGTGCGGATCGTGCTGCTCTCTAATGTTGCCTCGGAACTTCTCAAATGCTTTAACGCTTGCTTCTAGAGGAACGATATCATTCTGCTTGTCAAGATTATCAAGCGTTGCGAAACCATATACAGTGCGGCGCTCTACGTCAACTTTAGTGACAGGAAGACTAATCCGTAGATTGTCTTCGTTCATAGAATAATCTGTTTCGTACAAGTGATGAACCTCCTAGTGGCATTATACCACCAATTATTTACTTCCTGTGCCCTTTGGATTACGCCCAGTAACCGTATTCGGGCCATCTGATGAATTATTTGTACGATCTACCGCACGCTCATCACTTTCTTTGGCGTTATTTGCTGCATCTGCTGCCTGACGAGGTGACAATTCAATTACATCGTCCCCGCCAGGGATGGGCGGTTTACCCAAAGTATCCCTAACCTCATTAGGTGTAAGAACCTGATTACGAAGATACTTCTCATCAATCTGGGATTGAGCCATTTCATCAGTTAGTGTTAGTTCATTGAGTTTAAGAACAAGAACATCAGTGAATTCTTTTACAACTTTATTCAACTGCTTTTCAAGTTGGCGCTGGCGAGGTCTGGCTACCTGCTCTTTGAACGTTCTGTCGCTTGCCAACGCCTCTGCGGTACCTGCCTCAGACATACCGATCTTTGACAATGGAACCTGATGAGCAGTCAGGATATCATTACGATTTTGCTTATGGTATTTTTCGAATGAGCCCTCCTGCACACCGGCTTCTACCGCTTCCATCTTGAACTCTACCTTTGTCTGATCGTTATCAGGAGGTAGTGGAATATAAAGCGTTCTGTGGCTAGCGCCCTTAAGATCAGTCTGAAGGAACCTGAACAGTTTTTCCTCTGAATTAGAATCCAGATGAGCACCCTTTACAGTAATGATGTATCGAGGAACAGCCTTATTCTGGAAGTAGTCAATATTGTATTGATTAGCATATTGATCACCAACAATAGCCTGCCCCGCTGCAATTACGTCTGGAACTCCATAGTATGTGTTAAGTGGAGAGTACAGTTTGAAATGAATAATCTCATTTGGGTTAGGGTCGTTAGTAATCGGATTAGGATTGTCTGCCTGGAAGTTCCTGAAGTAGACTACTTCTTTACCAATAATCTGACAGAATCCGTCACGGAATCTTCTTACTCGCACAGTCAGTGCAGGAACATGACCAATGTAACCAATCTGGCCGTTTGACTTCCTGCCGATTTCTAGATATCCATTACCCGTTGCCTCTAAGTCAGTAATGACCTTCTCTAATGTTGCAATGAACGTATCCGTATCATTCATATCATCAAAGATTTCATCAAGATTGACCTTTAACTTTTCAATTCTTTTACGAGCAAGAGCACGTGTTTTTTCAGTTTCTTTAGCATCAATCTTAGATACTGCGTCACTTGACAACTCCCAATGGTAACCAAGACCAACGACATTGGCTACCTTAGTGTCTACCGCCGCGTGATTGGCAAATGACACTTCATAGTATCTGGCTAATTCATCAAGATTATAAGGAGGTGTGATTACGTCGAACATTCCGTATGCTGTAATGTAAGACTGATCTACAGTAATTGATGTTGTATCAGCACGCTTCTCCATGCGTGTTGCACGCTTTTTAAATGTTGCCGATGGGCCTTCAAGACCCTTTTTAATATCAGACCACTTTACATCAAACGGATCATTGCTTTTAGTTTCTGTTGCAATCTGATTACCTACTCGTACACCACTAATACGGTATTCACCGTCTTCATCTACCCACCATTGACTCATTCTTCATAATCTCCATACTTTGCTGCGGCTTTCTTAGCATCCACTACCGCTCCAATGTCATTCATAGAAGGGATATATCCCTCTTTAAGTCTGTCAACCTGCTCTGAATATTCTTCATCTGTTGCGCGCATACCACCAGGCAAGAACTTTGCAGTACCTTCGGGCTGACCATAATAGATGGCTGCTTGACGCAATTCCGCTAACTTCTTAATATCCCCGCGCAATGCCGGAATATTTAAATAATTACCATCGTTATCTTTGAATGGCTTGCCAGTAGGAAGTATCCATACATATAAGCCATATTCCAAATCAGGCTTTACTTCACTGACCTTTACTTTCATGGGCTTCGAAGCGTTTTCAGGCATATAGGTATTGTACCACACTAATTAGTAATTACGGTTACTGGTGCCCACTCAATGTCACGTAATGTATATATTTCATTAAAATTGGCCGACACAGTGGACACAAATGGCTCATTATCATAATATCCTGTCAACTCATTGAACATATCTTCATTTAAGATGTCAACTGTCAGTTGCGCTCCAATACTATAGATGCTGAACCATGTGTATGCCCCCCACGCCTGCCATTGATCATCAGGTGCGGTCGGAACAAGCAAGTCTCCCCAACGTCTATAGTCAACAAGACCACTCACCTTGGCGTCCAACCTTCCATGAATAGTTATATGATCAAATGAGAAATTTGTGTTACCTGACATTCGTACATACACATCTTGTGCATGAGAATCAAATGGATTGATGAAGGCCATGGTCACTGCATTCCACTCCCCCGCTCTGAAAACGGGTGCCACTGTCATATGACCGTTGATAAACCATTGTACATTTATATACGGATCGCCTTGATATTTTGCCTGTAGAGCAAACCTTGATCCATCTTCAATCGGTACCGCTTCAATATAAACAACCTCGTCTGCTCCGCTTGTCACCGTAGATATACGAATACTATCATTTAATGTATCTGTATCTAGCAATGTCCAGAATGACACCGCCGCCACTTGCTGTTGTTCAATAGAGCCTTCACGCTTCCACCTTACGGCCAGTCCGTTGTCATATCCTAGCATTGGCAGCGACTTAGGTTTGAATCCACTTCTATTGGATTTATACAGGTAGTTATATCCACGCTTTGTCACTTCAAAGAGGTTAGGGAAGTCCAGCACAAAGAACGATCCGTTATGTGAATACGGATAGGCATTATTTCCTTCCTGTGTACCCACGGGATTAACCTTTGTCGCGTCAGATGCCCATGAAGCCAACTCAAAACTCTTCAACTTTGCAGGAGAAGAGCGCTGACCGCGAGACTTGACGATATGATAGAACGTCAATGCGTATTCAGTATGATCATAGTTATAGGGAATCACAAGGCTGTTACCATCTTGAAGAAGATGTCTGTAATTGTTGTCATCTAAGAACACATTTGAATGACCATCATAGATCATTGCAGACTTTTGCAAATAGTCGGTTGGTGGGACAGTAATCTTATGCAATGTTACCCAAGATTCTATGTCTAAACTAGAATAATCATAAGATGGAGCAGACAGTAGGCTTAAATCATTATATGAGTCATAGTAATCTGACAATTGTTGGTATGTTTGAGCCCAATACTTTAACCGCAACTGTTCATATGTCATAGTAACCATTTCATCAAGTGGCAGTCTGGGCTTTGTTTTACCAAGATTGACTTGAACAAAGTCTACTCTTTGTGATTTGTTGCCTACGGCGTCCTCAACTTCTTTTGTTAGCATAGCAAGAGGAATTGTTTCTTGCCAATACCCGCTTGAAGCAACGTCTAATGTAAAGTTTCCATATTCTGTCACTGCTATTAAACTATATGTAGCATTGGTAGCAATGTTAGAACCGGCAGTCATCAAGTCAACAATACCGTCAGTAAATGTATTAGACGAAACTTTGTTATGCCATGAACTATAGAATGATACATGATAAACAAGTCCAGCAAATGAATCAGTCGTCCCACCTCCAACAAGCACTTCTAAGTCTGATTGATTTTTTAAGAAGTTAAACAGATAACTATACTTTGTTGCCAGAGCATTGAAATCAAATCCAACGCTGAAATCAGCATTTGCGTTAACAGTCTTTGTTTCTAAAACAGTAGTACCATTTTGTCCGTTGTACTCGTATACCAGGCTTGTTCCATTGAGGTAGGCTCTTAAGTAATTGTTACTCCCTCGCCTTTTAATAGTCATTAAGTCTACTGGCTGTGCCGGTGCCGTTGAATTCTTTAAGCGAGCAACAATCGATGCAGTCTGCTCACCATTAAGAATGGAAGCACTAGCCCAGTATAAATAGGGGTCTGTTGTATAGCCAGTCGGCTTGATTGCAAACGGCTGTGGAGGATATGTTATCTTTGCATAAACATTATTGTACTGCGCGCTTGTAGTGCCTCCGCTTGTCGTCAGCCCCCATCTAATCGCCGTTGTGCTAGGAGGAATTGCTTGTGTAAGTGAAGCAACAGCAAAAGGCTTAGTGGTAGGAAACGCTTGAGTAAGGTGGTGTTCGGTCCTACAAACGTCACTTTCAAACTCGGTGCTGTTCCTGAAAACTTTGCTGTGCCATACAATGTTATCGATGCGCCAACTCTAAATGAACTCAGCGATATTTGATTGATGCTATTAGAAGCAGACGTTTGTGTGCTATAAACCTCTCCATTGATAGCACTGTTAGTAAAGGCAGTGCCGGTGGGATAGTTGTTTGCCGCATCTAATGGAAACACATCGCTGTCATAGCCCGCCGCTGGCTGCGGTCTTACGAACAGTGCTTTATTGAGAGCATACCAATCTTGATCACTACGATTATGCAACTCCGGTAACTCATACTGTGGCGTAGTAATGTGATCAGCAGTAACAATATTATTGCTTACACCTTTAGACCATACAGCATTATCTGGATATGAAAGAT